TCAAGCCTCTTTTTGAGGCCCGCGGGCATCTTGAATTCCCGGTCGTAGCGACATCACGTCTTCCTCAGGCATTTCCCTCCATGAGTCTCCGTTGCTTAACTCATTGTCCACGCGGGGAGGGGCACTCCAACTCATGCCTATCCCGCTAAGCATATACGTGCAACCAAATGGTGTCATGGGCTTTTCGCAGCTAATGGATTTGTGGACCCACTTACCGGAACTTCTTGTGCTCTGGTGAGTCTATCGTTGTAATGCCCGTTATATCCAATGAGGAATAAAAGGGACATCTCAACACACCAAAGTCCGAAGTTCTGCGCGTCTCTCATGAGATTGAATGGTACGATTGGATTGCTCGAATCAGGGTCTTCGTCCAAGTTTGGCCGGTTCCGTTTATCACCTGCGACAATAGGTCGATTGCCATGCACCACGCCATGACGAAAATCAGTAAGTATATTAGGTCCATCTGCTATTTTTCCGGGGCAATTAATCCTATAGAAATCCCCATAAAATCTGCATAGATCGCTACTTGGAAGTCGTGTCGCTAGTCTAGCTTTACCTAAAGCTTGGCGTATTCTTTCGGATGCAGGATTCACATTTTCCAAGCAATATCCTGATGCGAGGCGATCCAATGCCATAAATGAGTCAAGCACTGATAAGTTTACCACATGATATATATTGGCTCTGACATAGAATTCTATGATAAGTGCAATCGTTTCTCTCCATTTTGGGTCGTTCCATTTAGGCACGAAGCCTTTGTAGGCTAAATCAAGATCGTAAGCTTCTGAGGGACTCCATCTCCAAATTTCATCCCATTGGCTAATTCTGCCAGTTGCGCAAAGATCTCTGAAGACAATTTTTCCATTCAGCAAGCCGATCATAAATCGCGGGAAACACCATCTTCCTTCTACAAACGATAGGAAGAATCCGAGCAACTTCAGCTGTTCTAATGCCTCCTTGACTTTAAAGGTGCTATTATCCCTCTTCCTCAGCAGACCTACATGAGTAATCGCAAATCCGCCATCTTGTTCTAATTCATCTAGCAACTCCTTTAGATTTTCAACCGCGTCAATGGTAATCTCCCACTTATCGTTGCTCAAGACAATTCGCCTGTTTGATGATCGGCCAGAAGGATACTTGATCCTGGCTCCATAGTAGTCATGCAGATTTACGAGATGAAACTTTAATTCATCACAAAGAAGCTCTTCATCTAACCGTGTTCTAAATGCCAAACCTCCTATATTAACCGTAGGCATCTCTCCACTATGCATACTAAAATGATGCTTCTTTACCCGTACTTCCAAATTAATAGGCGGATTCAGAGGGACATTAAGTATAGCAGATTGGCCGAGTATAGCAGATTGGTCGAAGAAAGCTGCAAGCTGGGACGGAGGTGTTCCTGCAATATGGCTTAGATCAAACCGAATAGACTCGATTGGCGCCCATCGATATACGATGTTGCCCTTTCCAAAAATAAGCCCCACTGACGAAGTTCTCAGTTCCACATCACATTCATCAACCAATGGAACCGGATCATTAGGGTGCTCAGTAAAATATAGCGGTTTAATTGCACTTTCTACCATATAATCATGCTATAGGTGCTAACTACTATATATTAAAGGATTTCGAAAGAAGTGCTATGTTGACCAATGCTTAAATATATGACCACTGAATTAATATATTAAATACAAGATGGTCGATGACTAGAAGCGAATATGAAGATAAGCGAGATTGGTCCGAATACAATGAAAAGCTCGTGCACCATAACACAAGTTTCGAATATCACGGTTGGACAAGCGATGCAGTTCTTCTAAGACATCTCTCTTGAAAGTGAGGGGGTCTTTTGCCTGCTTTCCTATAAGGACATTTAAGTCTCCTTCAGAGGTAAGAGCAAACTGCCTTTATTATCGTCGGAGCGGATTCACCGTTTACATAAAGGTGGGTCGCCCCTGCCGCCGCCCAATACATTAAATTAAGATAATAAACCGTTTTTGCGGCAAGATTTAGAACCTTTTCTTTAGTATGCGGTGCTACGTAGGCTTCCATCGAAGTCATATATGACATAATCTTAAAATCGATATCAGAGCACCCGTTGTTAGTCGTTGATAACGTAGTTGAAAGTGTAAACTCCTGTGCGCTACTAAACGATAACTGAGTATCAGAGAAGAAGTAAACCCTCCATATCCCTATCGGTATTGTCAAGGATAAGCTGCCCACGTTATACCATGCCTGAACAGTCGGATTCTGTTGATCTTTCAAAGTTGCATCTACCAGTTGCACCGTCCACTTATTGGGGTCTAGCGGGAAGCCGGCCGGGGCCTTCATCATGCTGTAATAGGGGTTAGATATGGTGCCGCTAGATAGCGTATAATCCGTCCCGCCGTAAACAGTTATGGTGGTATTTGGATTGAAATATGAAACGGCAGTAATGATAAAATACTTTGTGGTCGATGAATGCGTTAGCTTTAAGCGCATGCCAGGGTAATATTTCGTTCTTTTGTCACCTGCAATGGTGAACGTGAATGTCGGAGCATCGGCCGAGAGATAAGTCCAAGTCTCCCCAGCCGGTATCCATCCGTCTGGCAAAGGATAACCCCATGATCCATCTCCGAGAAGAGCCTTAACGGCATCATTAGGGGCCTTCGGGCAGAGACCATGTGCCGACGTGTTCACATTGAGGTTAGTATTATCAGTCGGTGCAGCTAACTCGTCCAGTCTTGTATATACTCCACCGGACCACGCAAAACACGACCAATACTCATCATCGCTGCCATCTCTTGGTGGCGTATGACCTATGTTATCGTCCTGGAGTGAATAGTAACCATATCCTTCAGCAGACCGCACGCCATCGTTCAGGGCATATACTGTGGATTCACTATACAGCCCGCGCCAGTTCATCACCCCACCGGGGATACCCTGCGGACCTTGCTCCCCCTGGATACCCTGCGGGCCTGGGCTGCCTTGACAAAATAATGACCAATAAGATGCCCATAATCCACCAACCCCCGGTTCTGTATCACTACTCGATACATGCGGAGCGGTGCATATATAAGAAATGCCTCCCTGGTTGATGGTATCTCCAATAGCATAATCCACTCCAGTAGCCCAGTTCCCTCTCCAATTGATTATCGTGCCTTCATTTCGCAGAATATATTTACTCCTCATCGAAATCTACCTCACAGATATGCGCAAACTGCTCTGATTACTGTTGGAGTCCCTGGCGGCCCACTCTACCCTGTGGCAAAAGGAATGAATACGTCTCCCCAGTCTGCACCTACACCAGGTTCATAGTTGGCTGCCGCAGTATGCACCTTCCAGGAGTAGTACGCATCTCCACCATGTCGGATGATCTCTCCGATAGCAAAATCCCGTCCTAATGCCCAGTCAAACGGATCATGGAGCTGGATCAGTACGCCCTCAATCCGCCGATAGTATTTTTCAAGAATCTGCATGATTCATACCCAGAATAGATCGCGATATGAGGCGAGGATCGATCTCGCCGTTCCGGTGCCTTCCAGCCTGGCCACAAAGCTATCTCCTGGGTCTTCTTTCGGAACCTGTGACTCAGCCAGATACCGATATGCCTCAGCATATATCGATGATAGCGTGATGCTATCGGATGATCCGCAGACTATGCCAAAATAGATATCAGTCAGTCCCCGACAGTCGGGCAGATGGATGATGTTCCGGCCAACTTTCAGGCTGCTTGTAACTGTCGCTAGATCAGATAGATTCGATAGCTGCCCCCATTTTATGGCTGGCGATCCTGTTATGGCCGTCACATATGGCTCGATCACAGGATTCCCACGGAGCGGAAGAGGCCCCATCATCGGAAATATTAGCTTTCCTGAGTTGCCGATGGTGAGTAGATTGGAATTGATCGATCCCCCAGAGCAGTATGTGCTCCCCCAGACATCTCCCTGCAGTCTGGCATAGGTGCATCCAAACGTATTCCCATATATATGCCGGACGTTGCCCCAGCCGTCCACCTCTAGCAGATCATTTCTCATCATTTTGCTGCATATCGATATTTGCTTATCGGTCTCCACTGACGATCCTGGCGGCGTCAGCCTGAACTTGAGGTTCTGGATGTAATCAGAGTATCCTCCGCCCATGACTCCGAGGTAGTCCAGTCCTGATGCACGGTGGCCGTTATTGGTAAATGTCGTGGAGATTCGCGGAAGGCTCACGTTCTGCTGATATGGAAATAGCCATTGATCGGGGCCATATACCCATGCCTCGCGGGCCTTGATTGTGGCTCTGGCCTTGTAGAACGTCGTCCAGACTCCATTGATCCATGCCTCTTCCGGTTTTAGGACCTCGGCGTGTGCAAACTTTAGATAGACGCATCGATCTGCCCTCCGTGGGTAGAACTCGGCGTCTTCAGGAGCATTGTTCACCAGGTCCATGAAGGTATCCAGGTCTTCCTCGGAGAGAAACCTGAAATCCACGGTCCAAGTTCTCGGATTCCGGCCACCATGATAGACATCGCCGTAATCGTACATCGGCCTGGCTATCTCCTCTACCTTGAGGTCACCGCCTTTGGGTTCATTCATGCCCGATGCCTGGACTACATCAGTACAGATCAGGCCGAATATCTCCGTGTAGATCTCCGAGTTTGTCATCTCTTCAGCCGCTCCTCGACGTTTTCCACAATCTTCTGCATATCCGCAGCCAAAGCGGCAAGAGCTTCAGCTCTGGCCTTTTGGTTGGCCTCTTTCTCAGCCTCCCACATTTCCAGGTCGTCCGTCATATCGAATACCTGATCTATGCGGAGCATTTCCTGGCCGGAGGCGATCACCTGCATGATCTCATCCACAGATCTAAGCTTCGGGGCCGGAGATACAAGAATGATGTCAGCCAGGCTTTTTTCCGTAGGATAGGTGGCGAGTATCCTGGCGTGGGCCTTCAGGAGAGGCGCTGCAGGCTCATCTGGTAAGATCGGCAGGACTCCGTCGGGCATTTTCACTCGTAAACTCATGCAAACACCACCCTCCTCCATGCATGAAGCGTGACTGTGATATCCTGGGCACCTGGATTTGAACTCCAGTTTCTCCTTACTTTACAATAAATTTTTAAATTTGTTTGGGCATGCCCAAAATCAATATACGGAGTCATATCGATACCTGAAACAGTATCCCCTAGGACATAGTGGTTGAAGTACCCATTTTGGAGCGTACCACCCAGATCTACCAAGAGTACCGCCTCTTCCTGCCAGATGCCCGTCGCCAGGCGGATTGATATGTCCATTGTCACTCGGCAATTGTTGTCTGGATTATTCACCTTTGATGGAATCGTGAAGCTTCCCGCAGAGAACGGAGTACCCCACCCGGACGTAGGATCACCTATGGTGATCTTACCGCTGCTTGAAATCGAATTGCCGCATTCAGTAAAATACTGATCAAGCAGTACGTTCTCAAGATCCTTTTTGGCGTTGAAAGCATCGATCTCGTCCTGCACTCTCCGGCCCAGCTCCAGTCCGACCTTCCCGGATGGATAGAGCTGGACACTCTGGACCTGCAGGACCCTGGCAACGCTCTCATCTGCCAGCCAGAGACGGGCATAGTCGCCGGGCCGCGGCCTGGGCCAGATTCTTCCCACAACCTGATATCTGGTATCTGCCTGCCTGTCAGCATATTGAGAGGCTACCATCTTCTTTAGAATACCGCCATTATCCATGAATCCATTCTCTACGTTCAGGGTTTCCTCGAACCAGGGGCCTTTCCAGCTCAGATCCATGACGGAATACTTCTGCTGGCAGTCCCTCGATCCGTATCCCTGGCCGATGATGCAATGCGGGTGTGGGACACCTGCAGTCTCTATGATCAGGCTATTCAGATCTGGCTCGTACAGATCAACAATAGGATTGGGCTGTGTCATGGTGCCTCATTGATTGCATCGAAATAGGTATGGTCAGCCTCATACCGCCAGTGTGGGGTCAAGCCCAGCGTCTCTGCTAAATTCACGAGAAAATCTCCCCAGCAGTTCACGTTCATCTGAATATTCCCGTCTATTGGTATGCTGGCCGCATCATGATCTATGTTTCCTCTTCGGATGCCTGTATCAAAGGCATTCAGGGCCGAGATATGCAGAAAATATGATGCCATATAGGTAGTCCAATCAAACTGAATATACAGGTCCAAGGCATCCGCATAGGCTGAGTTTAGGTTGGCCAGACACTCAGAGATCGAGCCTTTACGTGGAAAATAGAGGCCTTCAACATAGATAGGTGCCGTCCCCAGGCGGCTATTCGTCCCGCCTCCTACCAGTTTAAAACACCAGTTTGGATATGTGACATTGTAAACAGGCCAGATGGTCTGCGGTATGGCGGAATTCATCAGAAATATAGCTCCAGAGTTGTGGACTACGCTCCAATAATCCGGTGTCTGCGACGGAGCTCCATCCTCGAAGATATGTGTTATCCGAATTTCAGAGGCCCCCAGCGTTTGGCTTCCCGATCCAGTCCAGCCATGCCTGGGGCTGTACCTGTGCCAGGCCAGCTCCTCCTCGCCCCGGCACTGGATTGTGATCTTCTCGCCCTGGCGCTTCATGTAGTAGACATAGCCACGGAAGTAATACTGGCCATCCTCCGAGAGGAATATGCGGGCGTACGGCCGGACGGGAACCTCTATGCGGCCTGTGAAGTTGAACGTAGAATAGCGATGGGCGTCCACGGGTCGATTGGGAGCCTCGGCGTTTACATCAACGATCACCGGAGCGCTCTGCCCTGGATTGAGGACTTCCATCTGCATCATAGCTCATAGCCCCTGTACGGCATTGTAGATCGCCCTCATTATGCCCTCTTTGTGCGCCTCAAGCACTGCTTCCAGATCATCCACACCGTAGACCGGGGCATTGATATTCAGAGGTGCATCAATCTTGATCTGCGGCTGAGATGTAGTAATGCTCCCAAACCTGGCTATGGCCTGATCAATGCCACCTATCCACTCCCCACCAGGCCGATCTCCCACAACCGCCAACGTGGGCCTCGGCACATACACGTCACCCGAGGCGAATGTTGGCAGCCAGTATATACCGCCCGACATGCCGCCGGTCTCCGGCGTGAAGCTGCCTGTATATCCAGAGTACGCCCCCGAGTACGGATTATAGCCGCCACCGTAACCGCCTCCGCCCCCTACTTCCTGGACATAGACCAGCTTCGTCACAGGCCGGCTGGCTGCGGCATCGATAGCGGCGATGGCCGACATGGCCGTGCTGTCATCTACCTGAATCGGTATCTTCTGCTCTTCTGTCGCCTTGTCCTTGAACTCGTCTAGCTGTGAATCGGCCTGAGAAGTATCCAGAACAGCAGGGAATGTAATTGTCTCCTCGGATTTCCCCAGGTACTCCTCCATCTCTGCCTTCCATTTCGACATCGAACCAAGCTCGACAGGCGCGGGATGATAGGCCCCCCGCTCGTATTCGGTTTCAAGGAAGGCCTTGTAATCCGCGGTGTTTCCTATGAAACTGGTGAGGCCCAGCCCCATCTCACCCCATCCCTTCTCTTGGGCGATCCCGAATTCACTCATGGCCTCGCACATGTCAGAGGTATTCTCGGCGGTCTTGCTGAGAAGGTTATTGCTTTGGTCTATGCTATTCTTAATCCCATCAGTATTACCTACCAGCTTGTTTATTTCACCGAAAGCATCTACCTGGCCAGTTAAAAATCGGCTGAGTTGCCATGTTAACTCTTTATTGTTGGCATCGAGAGTATCATACTGCCCCAATAAAAACGTGTACCAACTATATAATGTCTGATAATCTTCTGTGCCCCATGCCGGCGCCATACCCTTTTCTGCATAGCTTCCAATCCATGAAGCGAATTCGGATTGAGCATATTTGGTATATTTCTCTGGATCGTAGATACCCAGCTCACTAAGCTTAATTTTTAATTCCGTCCCGGATAAATCTCGCACAGCCGCCAGCACCTGCTGATAAAGGGGCTGAGTGTCGGCCTCGATCTTGACGGTTAGTGGATTCTCCGCCAGGTAGGTATCTAGTCTTGATACAGATCTTTCAAGCTCTGCCCTGGCATTCTCATCATCGGGATCAAGCAGCACTTTGGCCTTGGCAGCCTCAACGGACTCTATGGTGTCCTTCAGAGCCTCCAAGTAGGCTATAGCATTGTCTGCTCCTTGTTTCTTAGCTTCGGCAGGATCATAGAGTTTGAGCTGCCGGATGGCTGACAGCCTAGAATCTATTGTAGCGGTATCTGGGACAATCCCTTCGGCGAATGCAGTACCTACATCTTCGCCGGCGCCTTCCATCTCAGTCCTGAGGTTCTTCGCAAAATCGAGATACACATCAGTTGTTACTGTAGTTTCTTGACTGAGCCTCCACTGAGCCGCCTGAAGTGGCTTGTTAGCCAGATCCAGTGCAGTCCCCCTGTCGGCGCTTAGTCCGGCTTCATTGAGCATCGAGAGAACGATATCTGCTCGCGGGGTGGTGTCGAAGTTATCCACCGATCTCTTGATGCCGGTATCTTTGCCATTGACGCGTAGTGTATATGTGCTGCCCTGCGCGGCCACATCGTGGCGGATACCGACTTCTATACCCGCTATAGTAGCAGTTGTCGACCACCCGCCGCTCTTCCAAGACTCTCTACCCGTGCCAGTGATGAGCGGCGTGGTCCTTCCAGCCATTGCCTCGCCCAAGGCGGTTGCCGTCCCTGTCTGTATTCCCTGGCTCTGGAGCTGCTCTACCCAGGACCAATATGCAGTATCCAGGCCACTCTCTGCCCCAGCACTCACGGCGGATGCGGTGGCTTTCTCTAATCCATCCTTTGCCTTCTCAGCACCTTTCTCCATTCCTTTCTCGGTGCCGTCGGCGGTTGCTTCTTCGGTCTTCCAACCCAGCTCTTTGGCTGCCCGATCATAGACGTTGCTGAAGAATCCGGTGACACCCGACACAGCACCACCCACAGACTCGGCCGCCCCGCCCAGGCCCAGGGATTCGGTCACTCCTGAGAACATCGATCCTAGTTTCTCGGTGACGCCAGATATGGCCGACGGAATAGCACCAGAGAGCCACGAGGCGATGCCGCTGAGTGTATCGGATGCCTTGTCTTTTAGAGAGTCGAAAGCGTCTCCGACCTTCTCCACGTATCCAGACAGTGTCTGGATTGTGGACGAGCTGGTGGTTACATTGGTCAGCTCGTCCTTGAATGCGGTTACGAAGGCCTTTCCTGTCTGGAATGCGGTATTAACTGCGGAGGTGGAACTCACCAGGCCGGATAATGTCATGCCGCCCAGCGTACTGACGCCGGAGGCGAGCATGGAGACTGCTTCGGTAGCTGGGCTGATTGCTGTAGTGAACGGCTCCCATAAGTTCTCGCCTATGGCACGGATGCCATTGAACGTGCCCGTCAGAGACGTCAACACTGGTGTCAGCGTTGAATTGATCGGTCCACCTATGTCGCTCAGGATCGCAGAAATGGAGTTCTTCAGCACCTGGAATGAGGCCTGCGCTGTGTTTGCCCCGGCAGCGAACGACTGACCTATGGATGTGCCCTGCTCTCCAGCGGCCACGGTATCCTCGATGGCCTGCCGCCATTCCTCTGTGTGGCCGACCATCTTGACAAGGGTATCCATGCCATAGGACCCGCCAAGAGCCTTGGCCGTCTCCTGGACTTTATCCGCTGGCAAAGCTTCCATAGCAGATCCGATTCGGAGGAGTGTATCGGATGGATCGGTGCTCATCGCCCGCATAAACTCTTCTGTGGATATGCCGAGGAGCTCAGAGGCGGCAGCCTGGCTGTCGGTATTCGTGGTGAGCTGCGTTAACAGGCTATCAAAGCTACCTGCTGCCCTCTCGGCACTCGGAAACACCGACGAGAGCATCCCGCCCCAACCGGCAACTTCGTAGGCGCTGCCCCCTAACGTGGACATCGAGCCAGCCACGCGCGTCGAGAAGTCCAAGACGTCCTTCTCTGTGGCATTGAAGTTGTTGCCCACATAGTCAACTGCCGATCCCATCTTTCGGGCAAACTCGGCGGAATCGGTAGCACCTTCTGGGAGGCTCTTGAGCTGGCCTTTGATCTTGCCCATCGCCGTGGCAGCTTCTTCAGCAGGAATCTCAAAGGCGGACCCCATCTCGATGGCGACCTCTGTGAATCCTGCGATGCTGCTCCGTTCGATTCCCAGAGATCCTGCAGCCGCGGCAACAGACTGCAATGATTCGGCGGTTGTCGGCAGAGTCGTATAGAGATTCTTCAGTCCAGAATCCAGCTCGGCATATGCCACAGTGCCTTTCTCGATGCCGGTGGTCTTGCTAATCCGGCTCAGTCCAGCCTCCCACTCCATCGCAGATCGAGATGCAGCGGAGCCAATCATGGCCGCACCGGCGACCGCTGCCGTGGCCGCTATGCCAGTCGGACCGAGAGCAGTAGCTATAGTTGATGCAGCACCTCCCAGGCTGCCCAGTGGTGCGGTGATGCCGGAGACAAGATCAGATCCTACCGTTCGGCCTACGTCCTTCCAGTTGCCTGTTGTGGCTTTGGTCAGGCCGGACTTGAACTGCCCCTCGATGCCGGAGACCGCTGTGGTCGCCTGGCTCCGAGCCTGGTTCAGAGCAGATGTGAGGCCAGATATGTCGCCATCTATTACCGCTGTGACTCTGCCGACTTCAGTCATAGTTTCATGTCCAGGAATTGTATCTTTCTATGTATTCTTCCGATGTGGTCTCTTGCGACTGCTCTTCTGGCTTCCGATAGAACTCCTCCCACATTGGCAGTCCTTCAGTGTACCATGTTGCCACAGCCACCGCAGCCACATAGCCGGAATAGGCAGCCATCTCTCTGTCCCATGCCTGCTGCTTCAAGTGATGGGCATAGAGGGCGTTCAGCTCGTTGACTGTGAGCGAAAAAAAGACTTGAGGGAGCAGACCTAGCTCGACGTAGGCGATCTTGTAGGCTGACTGCCAGAAGGCGTCTTCAGGCTGGCTATCTTCTTCTGGTCCTCCGCCAGCTCGATCCTGGCTATCTCTACCTTCGCCTCCTGCTTCTCCCTGTTGATCCTCCTGATCTCCTCCTCCCTGGCTAGGTTCTCCTCCCAATCCGAGAGAGAAGAAGGGTCGCTTGCGACGAGATAGGCTCTGTATATCTGCCTCTGGAGCTCCTCCAGAGAGCCACCTCTCTCAAGGTAGGCATCTATGGCATGGGCAGCCTCAGATGGCGTATCCTTGCCATCCAGAGCAGATAATCCTGTGGACGCGCCGATGGCCGCCTCCATGATGTCTGAGATTCGAAGGAAGTTGGCAAGCACAAATCCGGCATGCATCGGGATGTTTGCCACGGCCCGGCCCTTCTCATCCCGCACATCCAGGCGCTTCAGGATCTCCCTGGCTCGCTTCTCAAAGGTCTTGATAGCTCCGAATGTCCATTTGAGTTCTCGTGTCTCATCCATGTCCAGTATTATTGCTTCTGTCATCGATTTTACACCTATTATGAAAAATATAATTTGGAGCAGGCTGGGCCTACTCCAGGTAGATCTCGCCCTGGCCCTTCACGGTCAGGTTCTGTTTCTGGGCATCGTTCACGGCTGCCAGGATATTCTCGATGCTCTGTAGAACTCCCTTCCCGATAGCGAATGGAGTGGTGCATCCTACAGCGTAGAACTTCCACAGAGAAGGCTGCTTGAACTCGGTGAGAGGCACGTCGCCATTGTAGTAGTAGTGCGAGGCAGTCAGCTCCCAGGATGCATTGCCTATAATGGAGCTTGCCCATCCTGCGTCGTCGCAGCTTGTGGTGTCGATCTCCTTGCCGTCGATCTTGATCTTGCCATCGAACAGGCCCATGACCTTCTGCAAGGCATACTCTGACCGCCTGGTTCCAGTAGCGGTGATCGTGTGTCCTGACATCGATGAGCTGAACGTCACCGAGCCATTCAAGTAGCTTACTGTGAAGCCGGAGGTCACTGGTGAGCCGTCACTGTAGATGGTAAGAGGTTTGGTTTCATCCCAGTAGCGGCTTCCTGCAGCTGCCTGATAGGTCAGATGATCGCCGGAGTCGACTAGCGTAATGCCTGTGAATGCCACACCATATGCTGCAGTGGTTTGCGTGAAGGCTCCAGGCACGCCAGACCCATCCGACCCGGGAGACAGCCTGCCGAGGAACAGCAGTTTTGCGGATGCATCTGCATTTACAGCATTTATGATTTGCAGGGTGGTGCTTGTGGCTATGCCACTCGCGTTTGTGGCGCTGTTGACCGTAACCACATTGCTCGCCACAGATACAGACAGTGGTGTGTTGTTCCCCGCGACCACTATCTTGATGGCTGGCATCGGGCTGGTCTGCAGGGCCACGAAACAGCAGCCTTTGTTTCCGGTCTGTTCGATCACGACATAGGGCCTAGATTCATCCCGAAAAAGAGCGGCTGAGAGGCCGCTCACTGAAGATGTCATGATCCGGCCTCAAGGCAGCTCAGAGAGAGCGCCGGAGCCCTTCAGGGTGAAGTCTACCTTCTGCTGGGTGTTTGTCCCCGCGAGCGTATAGCTGCCCGACATCACATAGCACGCACCAGAAAAGCCCTTTGGGCTGGAGAGTGGAGTGCCGCTCTGTAGGATCTTGACGTACATGACGCTTCTCCCCAGCAGTGCGGTCTTGATGATGCCATAGGCGGAGTCTGTCAGGATCAGGTTGTTTGTGACGGTAACCTCCCAACTGCCCGCTCCCATGATGGACGATCCCCAGCCGGAATCATCGACGTTGCTTGTGTCGATCTCCTTTCCATCGATCTTAATCTTTGCATCTGACACCTCTGCCAGCTTTACAAACGTGCCGTTGGACGTGGCACATACCCAGAGAGACCCGGACATTCCAGAATTTGCATTGGTCATTTCTTACTCATCTCCTGCATGGGGGTTGCCCCAAACTGTTTTATGATAAAAATGTAAAACCATTATTTGAAAATATAATCTGATAAAATTTTATTCTTCGGTGATTGTTAGAGAGGTTATTGGTATCATTATCCGAACACCTTGAACTCAACTACAAACTTGTGCCGGCCGTCATCCAATTGACCGAGGTAGATAGGCGTCGACCTGGCAGCCCGGATTACCTGCCGGATTGTGCTTTTCTTCAGACTGAAATAGTTCCGGATAGACTCTGCCTTCGTCTCGGCTGCAGCAAGATTCCTGTCCACCAGGTAGACCTGTATGCCGGGTCGGGGTGTGGAGCTGTCCACCGACTCCAGGGGCGGCTCCCCGCCGGTGAGCATCACCATGATCTGGGCCGGAGGAGAAGGCCTGATCTGCCATGCGAATATGTCCGTCCCCAACGATGTCGCATATCCAGCCGCGATGATCGCTGAGATCATATCGGCTACGAGGGATGTCATCTCAATGCTCCGGCCACCTTCCGCTGCACCTTATCCTGGAGGGCTCCCTGCGCATCGTTAAATGCGTCCTCCAGCCATTTCGCCTTTCCTGATGGGTGGTTTAGGGTGAGGTCCTCATGCTGTCTGAGGGTGTAGGGAGCTGCTGCACCACCGTATCCGATCTCGACCTGATCATCTGCCCGCAGGACAGCGTGAGTCCCCTTCATCGTTCCGGAGTCCGTGGGGCAGCTCTCATCTGCCGCCGGCAGCACGTCTACGCGCGCCCACTCCTCTGCGCCGTCCATGGCTGCTTTCTTGGCTGCGGCAATGATCTGATCCTGATTCCACTGTACTCTTGGCATTCTATTCATGCTCCGCGAATTGTTTTGTTTCCAAGATCGTAGTACGTGGTGTTATCACGCCACAATGTACCATTTTCGTCAGGCATCCATCCGGGCGGGGCTATGTAGACCGCACCGGGTTCTCCGGACAGATGGACATCTCGATCCATGCTAGCGCAGAAGTACAGCCAGTCCTCCGGCGTCTTGGGCGGTTCGGTGACGTTGTAGTGCCTCCAGACGGTGAGGTTACCAAACCCTCTTATGGATTCTTCAGTGGCCGGTTTACCGTTACCATCCAAGGCATAGAAGTTCGCATGCCATACCTTATTCTGGCCCTCGATATTGAACGTCATATCAAAGCTCGTTGTGCCATCCTCGTCTGACACCTTCCAGGTCTCAACGGCCCCAGCGAAAGCTCCTGATATCTGGTCTACAAAGACTCTCGATCCCGCGGTTTCGCCTTTGCCTGTAGCGACGAATTTGGTTTTTCGGCTGCCATCACCATTTTCAAGCTCCATCGATGCTGATAATTTTTCATTTTCGTCTGATGTGGTCTTGGTATAACGCAGGTCTACGCCTTCGCTGTTGTTAGCCATCATTCTAACAGCCTGGTTCTGACTGGTGACATCGACATCTATTGTCCCGCTACCTGTATCCCGGCCCTCCATCAGGATGCTTGCATCACCGGAGGTGGCAACCAAGTAAATCATTGCCACGAGACATATGAATGCCAAGATACAAGAAGCATAGAAATATTTTTTTATGTCATCAGGTGTAAAAAGATTTTCCATGTTGCCACCGCGATTAGTTTAGCGGTTCTCGATAGCCGATTTACAGGAATCGAGAGATTCTCTGGTCTTTCCAAGTTCAGACCTAGTTTTCTCAAGCTCCGACCTAGTTTTCTCAAGTTCTGATCGAGTTAGCTGCAATTCATTCTGTAGTCTGATATTTTCTTTTCGCGTTTTCTCAAGCTCGGTTTGAAGTGATACCATCTGGGGCCGGACGTCTTTAAACTTCTTGGCCAGATATACGAACCCACAAAACATTAAGATGCAGAATGCATAGAATCCGACCATCACACCACCGCCTTTGGAACTTTGGACAGGATATCTTGAAGAAATGGAGCCAGATCATTGATATCGGTCCAAGTCTCCTCAAGCATCTGTTTAGTTTCGGTGACCTTCGACATCTCAATCTGCTTGCCGGCAGCCAACTCGACAAAAATCGCATAGACTAGACCCCAACAAGCCCCGAGATCCGTGAATATCTCGGTAACCTTCCTCTTGAGGTTGAAATAGCCATACGTGCCTGCTGCCGCGCAGATGATCACAATCAGATCAATCAGGATTTCAATGTTTAGTGCTATCATTTCGCAGTCCCCCCTATTCTCTGATCAGAGCTCTCCTCGCAGTTCTTTCTGGATGCATAGAGGCTTTCCGGCGTCGAATTCGGATCTCGAGCCATTCCAGATCAGCATACTCAAGGCTCTGCAGTAGCTCATCCCAAAAGTTGACGTCCATATGAGCCTCACGAATAGATAACTTTAGAATACACTTCAGACGGCGACTCTATGTCGTAATCTATGCCCACCGCAAGCACCCGGATCGGCGTGCCATTATAGATGACATTGTCTCTGGCAGTGACAGCCACCGAACCGTCTAAATAGATCTGCATTGTGCTGACGGCAACAGTTCCATCGGCTGTAGTGATGTTCTTTACCTTATGCTGGACGGCGCAGGGGTATGAGACCGCTGTGCCGTATGTATCATCATACCCATCGTTCGACTGAAAGGGAGCGATGGACACGGACTGGGCCATCTCATCGCCGAAGTCCTCAATCATCGTCATATGGCCCAGCCAAGTCTGTGTGCTCTAGTGCTGTTGGATATTCGCTGTCTGCTGTTTTCTCGCTTGCGTCCGGTGTTATGAATGCCATGTCAGCCATGCAAATCCTTTCTTCCAGGGCGGCTACCAGAGATTGATACTGGACGGTGAGGTTGCTGTAGTCGATCTGCCGGTCGCCGATCTTCTTTGTTACCTTGTGGCTGCCGCGGGCCACGAGGGTCCTGGCGCAGCCGAGAGCAGCGAGCAAGACATCGCCTCCGGCCTGAGCCAGCTCATATGCGATCTCTGCGTCCGTGAGCAATGGCCGGCCGCTGTCTGTGTCCTGAATATGGTAGCGGACCTTTTCCGCTGCGGTGTTCGGGCCGGTATAGGTGAACGCCATTCGACGGCCTCAAGTAAATCTCTATGTCCGGTCCCAGTACCAGATGTCAAGCTGGTTGCCGGTCTCGTTGGTCCCTGCCGCCTTGACGAGCTTTTCCGCACCCACCGTATACTCGCTGGTGCGGTCGGTGATGGTGGATATGGATGACTTTGTGGCCTGCGAGTGAACCGAGATCAGCTCATCTCCGACGGCCATGCCGGCGACAGTGACATCGGTTGCAGCAGCAGTGCCGTCGGCCAACACATGCTTCAGGGCAGCGGTCTTGATGGCCACCTTTCCGCTGGACGTACTGATGGTTTTCTCATCAGCGTCCACATCCAACGTCTGGCCCGGGCCGGACTTTAGTCCGAGCCCGGCGCTTCGGTTCAGGAGGCTTCTCGGCCTGTTTGTTGCCATAGTCTAGCCTCAGGTAATCGCTATCGGCACGATGAAGTTGTTAGTATGGATCTCGATGCCGATCCAGCCGCCGATCTCTGCGTACTGGTTCTGGCCGGGCTGCCTCGGATAGTTGGCATCCACGTTGTAGTCCTCCGGGATCACCAGCTCTGCAGCCTGCATGCTCTTCATCACCAGGTAGACATACCCTGCCGGGAAGTAGTCGCTCCTGATCATCCAGGACAGGTCCGTCGCCTGCTTCCCGAAGATCCTGGTGCCGATCTTGTCTGAATAGATCTTTCCCAGGTCGTCCTCCTGGAGCAGGTAGTTCATGTATGCCGGCCGGCCCGCCAGGAACAGCGTTCCAGTCAGCTCCGGATCGATGAAGTTCAGGGCGGCCCGGATATCGTCGTAGGGGTCCATCGTCTTGCTTGTCTCGGAGCCGTCCCAGGCACCATTGTTGTTGATTGTGATGATGCCGTCCCCACCGGATGCTACGATGCTGCCAAGAGAGTTTGCGGTGGCAGCCCCTACCAGGCCGGTAAGGCCGAAGGTGGTGTTGCCATTGATGATGGTGTAGTTCTCGCGCCTCTGGCATTCCATCATGGCTATGCTGACGTTCCGATTCCAGGCGGTGGGGTCAAGCTGCAGCTCGGCCTCGTTCATCAGGATTGCGTTGTCGATCCTGTAGATGGGGAAGAGCACGTCCTTGGCCTTGCTGCCCACCACATCAGGAGCGGTGCCGCCGAGGCTCAGCCGGGCGGTTGATATGCCATCCTGAGCTGCAGTCTTGTCGATTTTCCGCACAATGTCCTTTCGGACTGTTGCAGAGACCCCCGGCCTCTGTTCTACCAGGCTCCTGCCTATGTAGCCGTCCTTGAACCGCTGCTGGAAGACGAGGATGGTCTTCTGCATGTTGAGCAGGACTTCCTGGGGGATTGATGCCCCGTAATTGAGTTCACCTACCATTGATAATCACCTCAAAGGACCCTGGCCTTCACCTGGAAGACCTTGTACACGAGATCGCTGTCAGATACTGTCAGAGCCACGGTCGAGGGCAGCTCCAGGGTTATGACTGTGGATGTCAGGCTCTTGACCCTGTTGAGCATGGCATTGCCGTTTACATCCTCGAGCACGATGTAGTCGCCCTCGGACAGGTTCAGAAGGGCCAGGTTCTGGGCAGTGAACGTGATTGCAGAGTCCCCAATGGCCACGTTACTGGCTGGCGTCTTGTAGCTGGAGCTGGTGATAGTGCACTCCTCCAGGGCCTGGGCAACGGCGGTGTTGACCCTCGTCTCGCCCGCATTGGAGCCTGCCTCGTTCAGGACGCCGATGTAGCTGGCGGCGTTCCCCAGGGGCGCGCACTCGAGGTAGTCTCCATCCTGGATCGATGTGTTGGCTTTGGCAATCACCAGGGCATTGATCTTGGCTCCGCCCCTGGCCACCCGGACCACGTCAGGCTTGCCAGATTTGTTGCTGGCCACGTAGAAGCCGTCATAGTCCAGGACCACGTTGTTGGCCGGCTGGACTGAGAAGCCGATCACGCCGCCGGAATTGTCGTCCTTCGTTCCCTTCACAACACCGGCAGCGGACCTGATGAGAGCCACACCGAAGCCAATGTTTGCGCCTGCGACCATTGGATCTATGCCACACGGTCCGGCGTCTATCAGAGTATCTTTGAGCGCTGACATTTAGATCGCCCTCCCCCAGAGCTTATCCTGTTCGGCCTGCAGATCGAATGCCTGGCCGCCTTCGGTACTGGATGACCCTTTGAGCCTCCTCTCCTGGCCAGGCTGGACGAACTTATCCGCGTTCTCGACTACCCAACCAGCCGGATCCTTCTGGTAGGCCTCGAACAGCTCTTTGGCCTTCTCAGTATATCCGGGCTTGAGCTTGGATGCAAACGATTCCAGGACTGCAGCATCCTGTGCCGCCTTCTGGGATTCTTTCAGAGCCTGTACCTCGCCCTCGAGAGCCGCGTTCTTCTGCTCCAGGGCAGCGTTCTGTTCCTTGAGAGGCCTGATAGCCTCTTCTATCATCTCTTTGATCAGATCTTCTTCCATGGTTGCTCCTCCTGGAGCAGATGATTGTGATTCGCCGATGCCGGCCTGCTTAGCGAGCGATGCCAGCTTTTTCTTGGCATCAGCCAGCTCCTTGGCAGGTACTCCTTTTAGCTGAGAAATCCGAGCCAGAGCATTGCGAATAGCGTTCTTATTGTAGGTCCCGTCAGGTTCTCTGACTGGGAGCTTACAGTTCGCCTGGATCTTGTCTTTTCCAGGCTCGTTCAAGTCGATCAGGCACGCAGCACAATATGCGTCGGTGTCTTTGTATCGAGAAGCCGATCCATCCCACGGCTTGTCGGTGAAATCGGCTTCAGACTGTGTTTTGCACGCTCCACATTCCATATTGAATCCCGCTCCGTCTTCTGGTGTAACAATGCCGCGTGGGACCATCGAATACTCATAAAACACATACGGCCCCCGCTCGATCGCCTCATAATGGATCGTCTCGCCGTTGCTGTTAACCCACTCCCCTGGCGTCATGTCCAGAGCGCACGCAAATCTCAACGATCCATGAATAGGCTTACGGGACATGATGGCCTCGACCTCCCGGGGGGTGAGGTCGGACTCAAAGAACTGAGTTACGGCGGTGACCTTCTTGCCTTCTGGCCGATTGGCGATATCTGTCAACTGTCCGACCCTCCTGGCGGCAGGCGTCAGATCTTCATGGTTCGTGAGGACTGTGAGACCGTTCAGCCACTTAGAGTCCCTTGAGAACTCCGAGTATTCTCGGAGGACTGGGAATCCCCTACCCGCAAAGACACCTTCGACCAACGGAACCGTCGGACAGAGTATCATTCCACCCTTTCGCTTGAGACCCCTGGATTCAAAAATTACAGCGGCATATCCGATCTCAGATTCTTTCGTCTCCTTCTTTATCACCTTCTTTATCATCGTGATCTCCCTGACACCCTCGACGCATCGGCATAAGTTGTGAAGCTTCGGCGTAACGCTTCCAGAAGATTGATATGCACCATCAGGCAGCCTCCGGCCCTCACCTGCCAGGGCCGAGCACTGCGGGCAGAGTCGCTCGTCTCCGGTGACGATCCTGTAGCCCTCATAGACGTGCGGATCTAAGATGCCCCGCTTGCAGGCGTCTGCAGTCGTCTCATAGAATGCCCGTGCTCCGGCGGTGGTGGCCTCCTGGACTGCAATGTTCCGCGCCCGCTTGTTGAGCAGCTTCGCGGCGTACTTGGCAGCCCGGCGATCGATCTCATCATCTGATATCAGGCCACGCCCCATGAGCCTGGACCGCATCTGTTGCACTGCCTCGGCCCACCGAGGGTCGAGGCCTATGAGCTGTCGGATCTCCCTGGCCTGCTGCTGGTAGGTGACGCCGTCTCTGTAGCCACTGGTGATGATCTCCTTGATTGCCTGGCGCTGGCTTTCGGAGATGTACTTGATCTCCTCGGCACCGTACTCTTTGAGCCACTTGAGGGCATTCGGATCTGTGAGCGTGAAGCTGAGGGAGCTGCCGGCCGCCACCACATCAGCGATATAGGCGGCTGAGATCTCTGAGGCAGCCGGGAAGATCTCCTCTTCCAGGTAGGCCCGGGGGTCGTAGCCCTGCCAGGC